GATTGAGGCAAGCGTCCGTACCGTGCAGTCCACGGGTTCGTTTCGAGGAACTCTTGGAATGTCCCAGGTTCCCGGCCTTCCCGCATAGCGGTGCCTGCTGCTTGGTAATAGTCTTGGGTTATGCCCTGATAGGCATCCTCAAAGAATCTCCGTCTCCGAGGGCTCCTTCCGGCAAAGCCCAGCCCCGCAGGAGAGCTGTAATACTGGGCAGGCTCAAACTCCTGAAGGACCTGACTCCACCAATCAGGACTGAAATCCTGAAATGTGGTTGCCATTAGTTACACCTCATGTTGTGGCTTCGGGGATTCGACTAAGATACCAATCCAGAAAACTGCCTTGTGGCTGGCCTATATCTTGTTGGTATCGCTGCATGTTCTGCATTGCAGCCGCTATGGCCCTACCCATCTGTCCGCCATACGCAGTGGGAGCTCCAGTCAGAGGAACCTGCCTTTGCTGTGCGAGAAGGGTGGCTATATCCAGTTGATTCGCCGCTGCCGCCCGTGCGCCAAGCCCTCCCGCGGGATTGAACATCCCTGCATACCATGCTGCTTCTCTCCAGGGATCAGTGTCGGGAACAAAACCTCCCGCTGGGCCACCAGTTGCCATATATTTCCCTGGATCCATCCTCGTAGCCTCTGCCGCGGAACGCGCCCGGGTTAACAAATCAGAATAGGATTGTGCCTCCCAGGGATTCGTAGCCTCCCCAATGAAGCCACCAACATAGTCTTCAAAACTCGGCGCTCCGGCTTGTTGCCTTAAATAGTCCGGTGTTCCGAGCAGATATCTTGCTGAGAGCCGCTGGCCTAGTTGTTGCATCGGCGCACGGGCCTCCCAGTACGGGGCCTGCCGACCCGTGATTCGGTCCCACTCCTCTTCTGGAGTCCACTCCGTAGGTGGCAAAAATGATGGTCGCACCCAATCCTCGTACTGATTTACCATGTCTATGCCTCCTTCTTAAATTAGATCCCTAACTCCTAATAATCTGGCTCATCCGAGTAACTAACTTGCGGCGGGGTAGCCGTTGTGGGTGGTGCCTGTGGCTTCTTCATACCCTTCGTCATCTGGGCGAAGACCTTCTCTTCCGACCACCCGATACGCCTATAATAGTCCATCTGGTTCTGGGCGGCTTTATGGATCTGGCTGGAAAAGTATCCCATGCCTCCATGAGTGAGGCCCAGCTTAACTAGCGCATCACGAGAAGTCTGTTTCCCTTCTCCGAACAACCCATCCACCCATATTTTCTTATCCTTGTCTTCCTGAGTCCAGGTTTCTATCCTAGGCTCCTCTTGAGGTTTCGCGAATATCCGACTCACGTCATTGAGGAGGCTATAAAAATCCGGCCCTTCTTTCGGATCAAGCCGTTGTGCAAATGGCCGCTCAAGATACTCACCAAGGTACGTCTGGTAATTTTCTTCCAGTGCCGGGGCATCATTCTCATCTATGTTCTGCCAAGCTTTTTCTCCCTGTTCCAAGAAGAAGAGTATCTGGGTTTGACCAAGCAAACTATCAAGTTCAGCTTGGGTTGCGTATCCCACCCCTGGCTGCTGATATATCGTAGTGAAGAACCTTGCCTCGAGATTCTCCGTTGCAACGTCATAGGGTGACTGACCTGTAAGAGATATCTTCTTTAGAACATCTTCTCCCGTATCACCCCCAGTTACTGGTTTAGCTGGGATCTGTTCTTGGATGTCTGATTCTTCATATCCTTGTTTCTTGAACTCATCCTCATACCGTTCAGGGCTCACATGTATTCGGGCTCCGGTTATGGGGTTGTCATACCATTTGAAGCCATATTCAGTGACAACTTGCGTTTCACCAAGCGGAGGATCCTCCTTCCCCCCTATCGATTCTTTCCACCCAGGAAGTTTAGGTAATAAGCCAGCTTCAATGAGGTTATTTATGAAATCTTCGTCTCCTTTTCCTTTCCGCTCATCCCAGTTCATCCAATCCTGAAAGTCGCTCATTGTAAGCGCGGCACCAGATGGATCCATTAGGTCCGTTATCGAAGCTACATTGGGATAAGCTGTATTGAACGCTTCCAATATAGTTCTCTGCCATGCGGCGGCTTCAGCGGCGGCTTCAGCGGCGGCTGTCTTTTCGGCCTGCATTTCGGCAAGCTGCCCTCCTGGGGACCCAGACAGCTCTGCCATTTCCAATTCCAGTTGCCGTGCGAAATTTATCTCCTCGTCTGTCATAGGCTGATCTATGCCCATGTATCGTGGTGGGGTCATGCCACTAACTACATTAGCGATATCGCCGCCGATTTCACGATACCCTTCGGCAAGCGCTTGCTGGCCTGCCGCAGATGCCTCCATCCCTGGGGTAAGTAAGTTCAAAACATTCCTACCGATACCAGCAATGGCACTGCCGGCTGCTCTCATGGGGTCAACTAGGCTAGGTCCAAAGGCTAAAGCTTGGCCCGACCCTATGGCTGAGCTGACTATATCATCTACGTCGTCAAGCCCCTGTTCCATGTTGCCATCTTCCATGGTGTCAAAGCTATCCTGCAACGCTGATCCAAAGAATGTATCAGAGGCCCACCATTCTTCTTCAGCGTATGGGTCTTCAAAGTCTTCCGGATCCTCATACTCGGCAAGGGGGTCAGCGTCATTGTGGCCCGACATTCCTATATAGTCATCCATCGCCTTTTCAAAGTTGCCTGATTTCTCCTCAGACATGCTCCAGAAGACAGGCAACGGCGCACCTTTCGATGCGTGTTGTGCCATATAGGTAAGATAGGACCACTCGCCGAAGATGTCATCTTCGGGAAATTCTTCATGAGGCATCTATACCCCTCCTTGAGCGCCTGGCCTGGATGTACCCGGAGGCACGAGCGGCCCTGCTTGCGGAGTCGGAGGCGGTGGTGGTACGCCCTGCATTGCCGGGGGCATCACCGCCGGGTTTGCGGTAGGCGGCCCCCCCGGTGGTGGGCCACCGGGAGGCGCGGGGCCGCCTGGAGAGGGGGGACCACCGGCCATGCCGGCATTACGCATCTCCGCCGCTTGGCGTTTCTGCATGATGATCGAGGTCAGTTCACCGACATAGAACCGCACCAAGTCGTCCCGCCCTTGACGTTCCGATGCGCGGAGCAGTGTCCAGAGTGCCGCTTCGGGCAGCATCCTCTCTGCCAACTGCTCTTTGATGGAGTCGTCCATCTGGTCTGCATCCTGAATCGCCAGAATCCTGTCCCTGATCGCCCTGTCCGAAAGCAGCGGTGTTGGCCCTTCCCGTGCGATCTGGGCCATGGAGTACCGTGTCATATCGTCCTGCGGCAGTTGCCCTATCAGGTTCACGATAGGCTGTCCCGTGTCCTTCAGGTCGTCGGGGGTGATCTCCTGGGTGAAGTACACCCTGTTCCGATCCATCCCTGAGAGCTCCATTGACTTGAATGACCCTTCTACGTACTGGTCCGAGATGAGGTTGAACATCATCTGGTAGGCTTTCTCAACGCCCCGCAGGTACTTGTTCACCACGGTTTCCACGCCTTGGCGCAGTGTGTTGATAGCGAACCCTGAGAGCTGGAAGGGGAGCTCCCCGTACACTGAGTGGGGAATGGAGCCGCGCTGCATCTCTCCCGAGACGAGGCTCATAAACGCCCCCGTCTCCTTTGCCATCTCCAATAGGCCCAGCGGCTCCACGTTCTCGTTCTGAGCCAGGGAGATCTCCGAGCCCTCCAGGTAGGGGTCTTCATCGAGGGACTTTGTCCCGTCGCGGGATCTCACGATCAGCCCCTGCCTGCGGGATCGTGCAGTCAGTTCCAGTAGGGTACTCATCATGAGGTTATGTTTCGGGTAGAGGTTCCGTGATGCCTCGAACACCGATTCGCCCACATCGGCGATGGTGTCCTGCATGGTTGACTGGGAGAGTGCCACGATGTAGGGGTTTGACCCTATCGGGCCGAGGAAGGCAGGCACCTGGTCAGCGCCGTGCCGTGTCTGTTTCTTCACCACCCGTGTCAGAGGCTGCGTTGTCGAGCCGTTATGGATCAGGATGGTATTGAATTCCTTGTCATAGAAGTCGTAGACGTTGATACCGTCCGCGGTATATTGGGCTTCCCAGTCCATCTTGATATTGTACTGAGAAAGTATTTGTTCTTTGGTCTTCGGGACCTTATAGCAGATCCACTCCAGCCCATCGGAGCCCGTACCCCAGTAGGTGTGGAGCGGGTCCCAAGGCGTGATATCCACATACGTTGAGCCATCAGGCCGTTTCGCCAGCAGTGCTCTTCCCGCATACCAGCCCCGGATAACGGCATACCAGCCGATCTGGTCGCGCAGTGTGGGGAGCATGAGTCTGCACAGCCGTTCATCGGCTGCTTTGAGCAGCCCGATGAGGAACCGTTCCTTCATGTCGTTGCGTTCCCGGATCTTGGATTCCGCGCCGTCATGGGGGATACGCACGGTCATCTCTGCGCTGGAGACCCAGCCGATCACCTTTTCCGCATAGGTCCGGGGGTCGTTGCTGGTATAGCTCTGATACCCTTCGCCTGCGTCAAACGGCTCCAGCCGGTACAGCGCGTGGTCGTCCTGCATCCTCTGACGCAGTGGTTCCGTGGCGTCGTAGTGCGCCTCGACCAGGGCCACAATGTCTTCCGGTTTACGCCTTGCCATCTACACCCACCTCTTCACATGGATACGGTCACGTCCTTCGACATATCCGTACCCGAATCGGTCTATAAGGCCGTAGATCACAGCTTTTACGCTATGATTATACTTATCTTCGGGGATTTCGCCAACTATGTTCCCTTCCCTATCTGTTTTCCACCTGTACGCCTTGGTCTGGCCGTCAAATGGATTAGGCGCGGAGCCGAATTCTGACAGGATGCCGTGGCATTTCGGGTTGAACACAATCCTTGGCGCATGGGTCTTGGGGTCTATCTTAAGCCATCCCTTGAGCCGTTCCGTCCCCTCGTTGATCCTGATCTTTTGGGAGGAGAGGTAAAGCCCTGTCCTTTCCAGCCAGACCTCCGCTGGCGCTGCCATTGCTTGGTGTTGGGTCCCGGCGATATCAATAACACCGAATCTGACGTCTCTCCACCACTGCTTGGTCTGGGCGATGGCGATGATGTCTTCGGTAACGAGTCCTTGCTCGTAGATCTCGTCGATGACGCAGAGTTGTTCTCCCTTGACCTGGACTGCGAGAACCGCATACGCCCCCGCATAACCGGGATCCATCCATAGATGTACCGGATCACCCTGTTCATATTCCACCTCGCTTATATGGGCATCGGGCCTGAACTCCGGGAACACAAGTCCCTTGGGCGGTGAGGGTTTCCCCTCGATCCGTTCCATAAAGAAGTCGTCACTCGAAACCTCTTTGAGCCGTTGTATCTCCGGGTCGTTCACTCCCCCGGGGTACAAATGCATATTCGTATAGCTCGGCAGGGAGAAGGCCCGTGCATCCTTGTCCGCACCCGACGCCCACGCGGTGAACATCTGCGGATACCACCCTAGAGACCCCTCAAACGTCCCTGAGAGGAACATCCACCCTCGTTTCGGCGCACACCGTCCTCGGAGCCGGAAAAACGTCTCTAGGTCGAGCTGGCTCGCCTCGCACCCGATAATACCGTTGGGGGCTCGCATTGCGAGTGTTCGAGGGTCCTTAGCACTCTTCGTCTCGATCT